TTTCGGTTTAGTCCGTCCCTTGGGATCTTTACCTTCTTTGCGTTGCCATGCCGCTGTTTTAGCCATAATTTTTTACCTTTTAACAAAAAATATTTTTAATTTAATTATAACATTATACTATAGTACCAAGTTTTTTACAAATTTATTGCTATAATTTTGTTCAGAAATAACCCTGGCATGTTTGAAGCTTTTTATTGCGTTAAGAAGAACTGCTTTTTCACTATACCACATGCTTGGAACGGTATATCTATATCCATCTATAACTTTATTAACCCCATGTAAATACTTTGCGTTGCTTGGCCAAGTAATAAAACTACCCGATTTTGCTTTAATTTTTATATCATATTCAGGAAAAAATAATTCCCCACCTTCATAGTCATCATTTATATAAAATACAGAAGAAAAATCAACAAAGTCATTTGGGAGAGAGTATTCTGATTCATCAATATTTTGATTCTCATCCGTAATGTATTGAAGGCTAATAAATTCTCCGGTTACTAACTCATTATCAGCATGCACTTCTTGAGATTCGCCAGGAGACCATCTCCTTATTGCTTCGTCTTTTTTGGATACTACCCTAGTTCCATATGACCACTCTATTTTATCTTTAATAATATTTAATATATTTGTAAATAAATTAAATACTTCTGGAGTTGAGTCATAAAAACTAGTTTTTTCATCTGGGTAAGTTTGCAATTTTCCAGCTGAATAAAAAACGCTGTTTGACCATACTGTTTGATTCTTACAAAAAGATAACATCTTGTTTAAATCTTCTTTAGAATACAAGCTGTCATGAACAATTATATTATTTGGTGACGCTGGTGTCATTATTTTTTCTTAGTTTTTTTAGATCTCTTCTTTGGCTTTAAAGTTTTTTTTAATTCAATACCATACATAGAATTATTAATCCCCATTCTGGGACCACTAATATAGATATTTTTTTTAAAAGCCATTATTTCAACTCTTGGGTTTAGGTTCGGTCTTTGGGGTTGGTATTTGTCCTAGTTTTTTAGGAGCTGCGTTTCCCCTAGAAACCAACCTAAACTTAGCTAAAGACATTAAATTAATTAGTTGATTTTTTAGAACTGCCCTTTTTTGCTTTTGAGCTTGCAGCTCTCGCAGCATCTTCTGGACGAGGTCCGACCTTCTTAGCCTTTGAAGTTTTTGCTTCTTTCACTGCTTTAGCAACTTCTTTTTTGGCATCATCGATAATTTTGTCAGCTGTGGCGGCAGCGATCCCTGCTACCGCTTGTGCTTGATCTGCAAGTTCATCGATAACTTTAGCCTGAGCTTTAGCTATAGGACTATTGGGATCTAATTTCTGGGCACTAAACGCAATTGACTTTATTTTATTAATTAATTTCTTAAACATTTTTAACCTCTGTTTATTTTTAATTTTAGATGATTAATAGTAATATTATATTGTTGATAATAGTAACTCGCAAATATATGTTTTAGCTATTTTCCCTGTTGGGACTCCTTAATTAAAACATATCTATCCCCGGTCTCTTTTGAGACTATCGAAAACCCGTAAGCTGCAGCATTTTCTATGGCGGCCTGAAGGGCTTCCTTATCCTGAAGGGAAACTTCGCCCAAGGGAAGACTTATGCCCGCATAGACGTCTATATTTTCAAAATTTCCAATGTTTATTTTTCTGTTTACACCGCAAACCAAAACTGGAGATGTCGAAATACTTATTGCTGGATTAGCATTCATCATTGAATCCAATGGAGAATCTGTTGATTGTTCAAAGGCATTTTTACTTATCTTAGGCATTTGTTTCTACTTTCATTCCTAGTGCTATTAATGTATTTAAAGTTTGATCTTCTAGTGACATGTTATCTGTATTTATGATTATATCTGCTATTTTTTTAACTTCTTCTATTCCATTTTCTGAGGTATGCTTTGATTGATCTTTTGTCGGAACAAATCCATCTCTCTTGAGTAGTCTATTATTTAAGGTTTCCTCAGAAGCATCGAAGCATATTAAAAATCCATTTGGTTGTTTTTTTATTGCCGCTGCCTCGTTTGCATATCTAACATCTGATATAATTATTGCCATTTTTGCTTCGTCTACATCTTCGCTCTCATTACAAAATTGAGTATATAATTTATAGCTCTTAATGAGAGCCCAGTGCACAAAACAGTCTGGATAATTTTTTCTACAAACATCACCCACTTGTTGAAGAAATTCTCTAGGCTTTACGCCTTCGGGTTCAATCGACAAACTCTCAATTTCGTAAACCATTTGTACAAATTTTTCATAATCTGGCATGTTCCCAATTGCTGAGCCACCATATAGTTCATAAAGAACTGAGTGTAAAGCAAATAATTTTCTAGATTTTTCATTTATGCCCATTATATTTTTTTTGATAGAAGCCATTTCATACAGTGGTAAAGCAAAAAATAAATGATCCCACCTATAGCCAAATTTTACTGCGTCCAAAGAACCTTTCGGTACAATAGATTCAGCTACAGATGTTTTACCACTGCCAGCCTTACCCGCTAAACCTATTATTATTGGTTGATTATCTCTAAACATTTGCATAGGTATAGATTATATCACATTTCTTTCTGCTTCTTTTCTAGTTGATCTAGAAAAGTATGTGCTAAATAATCTGGTTCCCAAACTAAATTTCTTGGCACTTGTATGAGTCTAAATCTATATTCTGATTTTATTTCTTCAATTGTCATTAACAGCGGAAACAGCGCTGGGCTTTTGCACTTCCATGATCCATTTACCTGATTAGCAACCACAGCTGAATCAGTATAAATAATTGGATCAATAAAGTCAGACAGGGCACATATAAGAAGTGCTGCTATTACTGCCTCATATTCAGCTTCATTATTGGTTCTAGATCCAAGACCCCTTGCAAATTGCGCAACCTTTTTTCTATTTTTATAGACAACTGTTGCACACGCTGCCTCTCCTCTTTTCTTTTGTCCTTGCCCTCTAGAAGCGCCGTCACAAAAAACTTCTATATTCATTAGTCTATTTTTACATCTACTAAAATATTTAATTCTTGTGCTCTTTTTTTTATATTATCTTCTTGACTCTTGGAGTTAGCCATGTATGTATTAATAAGAAGATATCTGCTACCCTTATACTCAACTTGAGTTGGAAAATTTAATCCATCTTTTTTTTCTGAGTAAAATTCGTCTACTTTGTTTACATTTTTATAGTGTCCAATAAACATAAATTATCCTTTAGTATGTTTTAAAATCTTCATCTAAGTAATAACCCTTAGATTCTCTGCTCGATGCTATTTGCATCGATTGAACTTTATCCATAAGTTTTCTAGCTGACTCAGAAGCTATTCTAGCAGAACCCTCTAATGATTCAGCTAAATTTACAATAGCTTCACACGTAATCAGTGCAGAATACTCTGCTTCTGCGGCTTCCATAGCGGCGGCTTCTCGCTCAGCTTCGTTCTTTCCAACTCTAGAAGATTTATAAACTTTTTTATATTTTCCTTCTATTAACTTATAATTTGCTCTTGCCATGCCGGCGAATCTAGCTGATCTTCCATAAACATTAGAAGTTCTTGCTACAAGTGAAGCCAGTTTGTCAAGACCAAGATCGACAACGTCTTCTTCTGGTATTTCTATAAAATATGGATTATCTTTACTGCTACCTACATAAGAGTTTATTACTTCTTGAATCTGAGGATTTAAGAAATCAGAAAGAAGATGCTGTAATTTTTCTATGTTTTGAAGATTCATTAAATTTCCTTTTTTATTTTTAAGTCTTTTATAAGTTCTTTCATGTCATGTTGTATTATAATATCTCTTAATTTTAACTTGACCTTAGACAAATGTTCTCTTACTGTGTTTGGGTGTTCGTTTATTTTTTGAGAGATTTCACTTGATTTTTTTCCATCCACAAACCTCCATTTTATCAGCTGTCTTTCCTGAACGGTAAGTTGATCGAATGGTGGAATAGTTTTTTCTCCAAGAACCCACATTTCATTTAATTCGTCAGTAGCAATAAATTGTTCTAATGTATATTCAATTGGCTCTGGCTTAAATCCAACCTGCTGATTATCTTCGTCTTCATCATATGAGTCGTCAGTAATTAATGGAAATGTTTTTCTTCCTAATTGATCTATTAAAAAAGTATCTACATTCTTTTTTAAAAGATAAAAAAAATAACTGTATAAAAAACCACTAAATGGTATAGGACCCTTTGCGGAATCTTTTCTTTCATATCTTTTTATACATTGAAAAAAAGTCATACTAATAGTTTGTCTTATATCTTCTTCATCTCCATATCTTTTAGCCATATATTGTATGCCGGCTCATAACCTCTTGAACATGTTTATAATTTGGTTTATTTAATTTGTTTTTCATTAAAGCAAATCTTACATAAGAGTTTTTAACGAATAAACCTATAAATCTTCTAATATCATAATCGTCAAGATTATATCTACCATGATATAGAAGTGACACGTATTTTGTTAAAAAGTTATTAAATACTTTTAGTAATTCTTGTTGAGCTTTTGAGTCTTCTTTTTTTGCTCTTGCAATCAAATCTTGCATTTCCGATTCTGCAAGATTGTAGTACTGTTCTTTATAGGCGGCCATAAATTATTTTCCTTCCCAATTTACAACCAAAGAGCTGTACTCTGTTCTTATATCTTCATAATATATCACTATTGGGACCTCTAATTGTTCCATAAATTCAACAGCGTCTTTTGAATACTTACTAATGATGCATATTAGTTTTTCAAATTCTTTTGGATAGTACCTTTTAAATCTTTTTAACTTAACTTTACTTTTTATATCTAGGTATCCCTTTATTTCAATCCACTCTCCAGTTTTATTAATAAAAAAATCTGGAGTGTAACCTTTGGTTCCCCTTTTAATCGGGAACGAAAATACTGTTGGTTCAAATTCAAACTTAATACTATATCCATTAAGTATTCTTACAAAATTAGCTTCCCAATTAGATCTTACGTTAAGTTGTATATCAGTTCTAAATCCAGTTTTAGTATTCTTATATGCGTTGCCCTTACTAGCAATTTTTTTTACAGCATGGTCTGTTGCTGGTAAATTTTCTAATTTTGTTTTAGAAAAGGTTGGAAATTCTTTTGAAGATCTCGTAGAAAAAAACGTCTTTGAGTTGACAATCTCAGTTTTCATGTAGTAACCTCTATCTTACTCATATCATAATATAACTCTTAAGAAACATTATACTTTATAAAAGATAAAAATACAAAAATATGTTGCAGGAGTTGCAACAGAAGGTAAGGAAAGATATAATGGAAACTATGACAACAAAAACAGAGCTGTTTAACAGCATCAAACAAGCAATAAACCACAATGTAATCGATAGCCTTCAAGAGGCTGGTTACAGCAACACAACGGCAACCAAGCTGGTTACTCAGTTTGAGGGCCTTGAAGCCAATGATTTGGTCTTTGAATCAGATTCAAGCTTCTAATTAATATAATATTAAAAATTCCCCCGCAGAAATGCGGGGGTTTTTTTATGCTCTAGCCGCTTTTTTGTTTCTAAAAACACCGGTGCCACACACACCGCTTTTTGCGTGATCGCAATAACTGCAGGCCCTAGAGTTTGATGTAGCCGTAAATGAATTATCATTAATAATTTCATTTATAGAATCAATTACATTCTGCTTAAGTATTTCAAGGTCTTCTTTGGAATAGGTATGGCTTTTGTGTTTGCCAGACCTTAAATAGTATAATTCAGCTGTTATTGTTTTATTAGGAAACAGTTCTGAAGCTGCTATTGCATATATTCCCAATTGGAGATTACTCGGAATGCTTTTTTGAGGGAGTTCCCATTTACCAGTTTTATAATCAACAATTGTTACCTGATCGCCAACAACATCTATTCTATCTATAAAACCAACTATTAAATGATTTCCCAATACAAATTTAAACGCATATTCTTTATCATATATATTAAATTGAGTATTTATATTTTGATCATAAAATTCATTAAGTATTTCTGTGCCTACAGAAATAAGTTCTTTTGATATTTTTTGATCCGGATCATATGATTCTTTACTTTTTTGATATTCAATTTCTATTTCAGAATAATCCAAACTAGAATCATTACTTATAACATTTTCTAAAACTTTATGAACAATATTCCCGAAGCACTGCAGCTTCGCCAAATAATCTTGGTTCTTTTAAAATATAAGAATAAAAATATTTAGCTGCACATTGTTTATATGTATCTATTCTTGAATAAGAAAATTCAGTAAGAGATAGTCTTTGCAGTGGGTCTAGATCTTCTAATTTTTTAATTTTTATTGTCATTTAATTCTTCACGTGGATCGTATACAATATTTCCTTGGGCGTCATATTCTATGCCATCTTTGTCTATTGTATGATTATTAATCATATTTTTATAAAAATTTTCTCCAACGGCAACCCAACCTGAGTTTCCTATTTCCATAAAATCATCTTCTATATATGGCCAAGACATACTATTTTCCTAGTAAACTGAAATTACTGTATCGTTTATTGAGTCCATATTAAAATAGTAATTCAATAAACCATATATATCATATAGTTCTTGTTTTGTGGCCCAAAAACCAACTACTCCGGACTGCACAAAATACGATAGCTCGGATGCCTCTCCGTGCTCGTATTCAATCAGCGTAATGTCTCCAAGTAACATTCTTCCAACTTCTTTTTTATTATTCATATTAGTCCTCGTATATTGTTATCGGATTAAAATTTGGGTCGTCCATTTTTTCTCGCATATCAGATACGTAAGAATCCCAATCTTTTTCGTCTTCAGATTTTTTTTCATACTTTACGGTACCTTTAAACGGATTAGTTTTAAATCTTGTAATTAAAAGTTTACCCTGTTTAGTTCTCCATCTCAAAATGCCGTTTTTACAATCGCAAAAATCATCATTGTGAACGTCAATTTTTCCAGCTGGATCGTATCTACCGCTACAGTCATTACACTTTGTGTATCTACCTTTATCTTGACATCTACTGCACGAAGAGCAATATACCCAACATGGTTTCGTCGATGGGTTTTGATAAGATCCAGAAAGTGTCATTATTGTATCTCCAACTCTAATATTTTTTCTACTATTGGCACTATTTTTGTCGATGCCAGTGTATTAAACTTGTAAATAAATTTATGTTTATTATCGCAAATTTCCAAAAAAACAGGTCTATTACCTTTATTATTAGATATTATATCATATATACTATCTATTGTCACACTGCCTATATTATTTTTTAAATTAAAAATAATTGGTTTTCCACCAGTAAAAATTTTTTGATCAATTTTTTCTGATGAATTATAAAATATTTTTATAATAGAATTTTCTTCATCATTTTCTTTGTTTAAATTTCCACTTACAATTAATATATCTCCAGCATTAAAGTAATCACTAGGTATTTCTTTTGCCGCCCTTGGAAAAACAATAACCTCTACGTTTGACGAGATGTCTTCAAGGTTTAATTTAAACATCTTATCGCCTTTTTTAGTCGTCATTTTTTTAACGGAATTAATTATTCCACCAATTTTTACTGGAGTACCGGAATCATAAGAACTAAGATCAATAATTTCACTTGTAATTTGGTTTGTAATTACATCCCATATTCCCATGACGGGGTGGCTGGTAACATATATTCCTAATTCAGATTTTTCTTTTTCTAGAATTTGCAATTCAATTCTTCTACTAATCTCTACATCATTATCATCTATTAGTTCATCCAATGCACCAGCCAAAGCAAGGTGTTCTAATGTTGATTTTTTTAAAGTTACTGGATCACATCTTCTATAGAAATCATACATACTTGTATATGGTTTTTTTAAATCTCTTGCATGCACTATGCTTTCTGCAATTGTCATGCCAATACCATCAATGGCAGATAAACCAAACACTATTGAAGAATTATCTACTACTTCAAAATCTATTCCAGATTTATTTATTGATGGAGGAAGTACATTTATCCCTAATTTTCTACAATCAGAAAGATATAAAGCTTGCTTGTCTTTATTCCCAACAACAGAGCTCATCAAAGCTGCCATATATTCTACGGTATAATTTGATTTTAAATATGCGGTAGTATAAGAAATCATTGCATAACTAGCGGCGTGTGCTCTATTGAATCCATATCCGCCAAAATACTCAATGTCCGAATAAATTTTATTAGCTTTATCTTCGACTATATTTGAAACCTTAACGCAGCCATCTACAAACTTTTTTCTAAATAAAGAAATTTTATCTATTTGTTTTTTTCCTATAGCCTTACGCAAATCATCTGCTTCAGCTGAACTAAAACCAGCCAACTCTCTAGCAACACCAAGAACATCTTCTTGATAAAGCATGATGCCTAGAGATGGACCTAAAAAGTTTTTGAGCTTGGGGTGATCGTATGATATTTTAGATTTGCCGTTTTTTCTATTTATATAAAGTTTGTCCATTCCAGAACCCATAGGACCAGGTCTGTGCAGCGATATCAGCGCCATTATGTCTTCAATGCTCTTGGGTTGAAGCTGAATCATCATCTCTCTCATACTATTTGATTCAAGCTGAAACACTCCAATACAGTTGCCCTTGCATAATTCTTCAAAAGTTTTTTTATCATCTAAAGGAATTTTTTCTATATCTAATAATATTCCTTTTGTTTTTTCTATCAACTTAATACATGAATCTATTACGCCAAGATTTCTTAAACCCAAGAAGTCAATTTTCAATAGGCCACATTGTTCTACTCTACCCATATCCCACTGGGTGACAAGTGGAGCATCGGCTCCTTTTTTCATAATTGGAAGATAATCTGTTAGGGGACCCTTGGATATAACAACACCAGCTGCATGTATTCCAGTTTGTCTGACTAAACCCTCTAAGCCCATAGCGATGTCTACAATGAGCTTTGAATCCGCATTTGTATTATATTCTGATTTAAATTCTTGAACCTCCATACACTCAGACAAGCTTTTTGAAATTCCCAAAACAGGAGCAGGAACAAGTTTTGCTATTTTATCTCCGGATACAAAATCATAACCCAACGCTCTAGCCGAATCGCGCAAGGATTGTCTAGCCCCAGTTCTGTTAAAAGTACAAATATGAGCAACTTTGTCATCTCCATATTTAGATCTTGCGTATTCAATTACACTATCTCTATGTCTATCATCAAAATCAAGATCGATATCTGGCATTGACTTTCTTCCTTCTACCAAAAATCTTTCAAACATCAAACCAAATCTAACTGGATCTAAATTGGTAATATCAAATGCATAGGATAAAACACTACCAGCTGCCGAACCTCGGCCCCAACCAACTCTTATTTGATTATCTTTAGCCCATTTAACTAAATCAGAAACTACTAAAAAGTATTCAGAAAATCCCATTTCTTTTACTACTTTTATTTCATGATTAGCTCTATCAATTATATTTTGGGGAACAGGATCACCGTATCTTTTCTTCAGTCCATCCCAAGCCAATCTTTCAAAATACTCAATTGAATTTTCTTTTGTAGGTATAGGAAAATCTGGAAAGTGTATCTCTCCAAAATTTAGATTAATATCTACTATGTCATTGACATGCATGGTGTTTTTTAATAATTCATCAGAAAACACAGAAGACATTTCATCATAAGATTGAAGGTAAAATTTGTCACCGGAAAAACAAAACCTATTGTGAGTATGTACATTGGAGTTAGTGGCCACACAAAGCATTATGTCATGGGCCTTAGCATCTTTCTGATGCACGTAGTGACAGTCGCCAGTAGGGACTACCTTAGCACCTATCTTATCTGCTATCTTAATTAGATCTGGAATAATCTTTTTTTGTTCATCTAAATCATGATTTTGTATTTCAATAAAATAGTTTTCTTTACCCACTATAGACTGCATTGCTGCAGCATGGTTTAATGCCGCGTTGTAATCGTTTCTAAGCAGGGCTTGGGATACCTCTCCGTTGAGACAGCCGGACAGGACTATAATGCCATCTGAGTGCTGAGAAATTAAATCATGATCAACCCTAGGCTTTACGTAATATCCTTCAGTAAAAGCTCTGGATGACATTTTGATTATGTTGTGGTAACCTATATTGTTTTTGGCTAATACAGTTATATGATATGGGCCTCTTTGCTCCCATTCATTTTTTGATGGGCCAGATCTTTCTTCTTCATCTCTGTCAAATCTAGTTTTTCTTGCTTGATAAAATTCAGAACCCAGTATTGGTTTAACCCCAACCGCTTTTCCAGCGTCATAAAAATCCAGCCAAGAGTGTATATTGCCATGATCGGTTGTAGCTATGCCAGTCATCCCCAATGACTTAGCTCTTTCTAAATATTCTTCAATTCTACCGTGCCCATCAAGCACCGAGAAAACGGTATGATTATGTAAATTGGTCCAATTCTTCAAACTACAATCCTCTCTCGGTATCAGAATTGTCCAAAGCTTGATCTCTAGTTTCCCTATAAGTTATTAGAACAATTCCACCACAGTATTTACATGGCACTGGTTTTCCAGCTTGGGCAAATGGACTATTGTACATGTAGTTCATTGGTTGATCAGATTTACACTCGGAACACGTTCCTATAACATCATCTGGATTATTAATATTATTTGTCATTTATTGTTTTCTTTTTTATTTTTATACGCAAATCTTATTGGAGATGGATTTGATACTTCTGTTCCTTCAACAAATTTATTTCCTATTGTAATCCATTTCTTTTTTTTCTCTAAATGACAGTCACCACATCCAACCCCAACTGCATTAGCTCTTTCGCATGTATATGGTCTACCCCCAATGCCCAATTGTCTTCTTTTGATCCAATCATTTATGTGACTTGTTGATTTTTCGTAGTTAAAATCATCACACAAACCAAGGATACTATATAAAAATTTAATTGAATCTTCACTATAAGTTAATATAGAACACAGAAAAAGTCTAGATTCATGATCTAATTTACCAGTTCTTTTAGCGCTCTCTATATGCCTATTTATTGCAGAACAATTTTTTAATAATTCTTTTTCTGTAAAAATTTTTTCTGTTGTTTTTAAAGTTTTAAAGGCCGAGGATCCTTTTTTATTAAAATAATCTAAAAAATCTTTTGATTTTTGTTTATCAATTTCCATATCATATGTAAAGTCTCTAAACCATTCGTTGGCCCTTAAATCAAAAACCTGTTCTTCAACCGCATTATTTGACTTTGTTTTGCAATACAATTTAATATCTTTCAAACTAGAAAATAATATATTTTTTGGTATTAAGTTTTTATATAAACCAGTTTCTTGATGCTTGGATCCTGGATATCTCCACATTCTTCTGGCATCATATACGCTAAAATCTATTGATTCTATATTTAGATTTGATTTAATCTTACTTGCGATATACCTAAAAATATTTGGTAAAGCGTTAGATGGATTTATTCCAAGTGCTATTGATTCACACTCAATATGAAAACCTTTTTTGCCAGTAAAATATACTAATAAAGATTTTTTGGGTATATATTTTTCTAAATATAAATATAATACTTTACATTCTTCCCAAGATTTATTTGGATCAGAATTATCTAAGTCAAAATATAATGATCCAAGCCTTATCGCCTTATCTATATCCAAAGAGTTATAATGCCAAACAGAGGTGTATATACCAACATTATCATACTTTTCACAGTATTTTTCCATATCATATATAGAAGTAAATCTTGGGTTTTCTCCATCTTTATCTCTGATAATTCTAGATAGAGATGGAACATACTTTGCTGTTTCAACAAGATTCCATGAACTTAGGTATCTTGTTGGGTCAGATGGAATTTTCATAATATCTTTTTTTTATTTTCTATATTATTTATATTACAAATTATTATTTTATTATCATTATTCATTAAATTACTGTTTGCTCTATAGTAAACAGATTCTGATATAAGATATTCTAAACAATTTAGAAGGTAATTTCTTCTTCTAATTCTTTTTTCCGGTTCCATCTTTTCTCCATATTGGATTTATCAAATCGCTATCTTCTATTATACTATGTATTTTTGATGCGATGTTATCCGCAATGTGAACAATATAATCTAAATAAGTTATAGGATATGTTTCTGGGACTGGTGACCATGGACCCAAATGACATCTAACCAATCTAAGTATTGATTGAACAATATCTTCTGATAGGTACAGAGTAGAAGATTCTGATTCTGAAGAAAATTGTTTGTCAGTTTTTTGACAATTAGAAATAAATTTTCCAACTGTATAGGGGTGCATTGGATCATATTCAAATTTATTCGAATCCATATTTTTTACGCCCTTACAAACGTCGTGTATGAGGCATGCTGATATAACTATATCTTTTTCTTCCAAAGAAAGATTGTAAGATTCGCAAAGAAGATTTGCTATTCTAACTACTCTTTTAGTATGAAGAACATTTCCGCCCTCGCCGTGCTCGTCCGCCGGGTGATACTTTCCACTAAAACTTGATGGTATTTTCCAGAATGAATCAGCTTTTATTAGTATAGATCTAACAAAAGATTTTATACTTTCATCATTAATTAAATTAATTTCATTTAAAATGGAATCTAAAATTTCGTTTTCAGAAGATAGTGAACTATGTTCTTTTTCACTTATTAAGATATCATCTAGTATTGATTTAGTCATTATTTTTATCCTTTTTCCATCCATCCCATTTTGAACACGGTGTATCAAAAGGGCATTTTTTACAGTATGATATAAGTCCTCTTTTGGGAGCAAATATTTCGGTATTTAATAACTTTTCATGCCACAGTTCTAAATTATTTATGTCAGAATCTGTAACTATAAACTCAGAAAAATTTAAATTTTGGCTCATTAAATCTATAATTCCAAACTTTACTTCAGACATTCTTTCCGGATGTCTAGTTTCAAAACCTTTATACTGAACAGCAAAATCTATCTTATATTGATCTCTATTACTTTGTTTATAATTAAACATTAATTTAATAACATAAAAAATTTTATCTTTATATAAAATAACATCAAAAGTATCTGATATATTATTTCCATTTTTTCCTGGAATAAAATAATCATCAGCTATTGCTACAGGAATATAATTTGAATCACTATATTTTTCGTAGAACATTAACAACGATGCAGCTGCTTTTGATGTTAGGCTTGACATGTTTCCATACGCTGTTTCGTGTTGTTCTGTAACAATGTCATACGAAGTTATGCCCTTAGGAAACCACATTTTTTCCCACCTATTCAATAAAGCTGAATACGAAGGTACAATTCCAGATTGTTTTTTAAAGAAGAAAAAATAAATAATATTTTTTATAGTATTTTCAAATTTATTTGTATAAATATCTCTTGAATATATTTTTTCTGCGGCCTTTTCAACATGCCTATAATCATATAGTCTTTCACATATTTGAAAATCTTTAAGACCATTTACTGTAATGTTTGACATTAATGAAAATCCTTACCACTTAATAGCTCATCAAGTAGTGAGTCGGATGAAGTGTATGAATTATCTGTTACTGGTTCATATTCTTCATATGTTTTTTTATAATCTATATATTTAACCAATGGTGGATCGTGCAGAAATGAAGATCCAGTGATTCTGTTTTTGGGTATCTGGAGCTGCATAATATTTTCATCTTCCGTCTCATCATCTGTTGCTAGTCTTTTTTCGGTTAAGAATATAGTAACCGCACATTTTTGTTGAATAGTTAATGATCCACCAGTATCAGACTGCTGAACCACTTCGCGTTTTTCTTTCATTCTATTTGCGTTTTCTTGTGCCGTGATGATAAGTGCGCAATTCATATCTCTAGCTAATTTTTCTAAACGAACCATCATCTCTTCAAATTCACCCCATCTTGGCTTACCCTTGCCCCTAGTAAACATAGATTGTATGGTGTCAATTATAACAATGTCTGGCATCATAGAATTTTGTCCTATTATATCTCTTAGCCAAAATTCTAGGTCTTCAAAATATGGAGTATCCGGATCATGTCTAACCATCAATCTGTTTCCCCAGCTAGAAAGTTTTGTTTTAAATATTTCTAAATATTTAGATTTTTCTTCTTCAGACCATTTAGATAGTTCTAAGTATACGTTTTTTTCTATTATCTGCGTCATTAGAATTCTTTCCCAATGCCCAATAGCCTCTTCAAAATTTATATAAAGAACTCTATACCCATTGTCTAGCCAGTTATTTGCTAGGCATTTTGCAAATGTGCTTTTACCCTTTCCTGAAGCGGCTATTATTGCATGGACTGCGCCTCTAAAGAAACCACCATCATCCGTATATCCCATGGCTCTATTAAGAGCTTTAAACTGTGTTGGCAAGAAGTTTGGAATATCCAATAGAGAATCAACCCTATCAATTATATCAAGACCAGTTATTACTTTATCTAGAGGGTTGTATTTAATTTGATTTTCTAGTTCTCTGATCTCTGATGTAAGAGTTTGAACTCGCGCAATATCTTCTTCGGTTTTAAGACCTTTTTGGGTAAGAATATTTTGTAGTTCTTGCAAATAATTAATTTGTTTTCTTTTGTTTGCCTTATGTCTAATTAATTCTGTTATAGCGTCAGGACTAGATAATTCTATTGAATTAAGAATATCTAACATTATTGTAATTCCGGCATTGCCCCCCAATGCCTCGTATATATTAGAATCACTTTGTAGCCAAGATTTAAAAGCTATAGGATTAACTATATTTAAATTAGTCGCCTTATAAAAAGACAAAAGAGCTACATAAAATTCATTAATTCCTTTTTCTCCGTGGATTGTACCAACTATTTGTTCTGGAAGATTTTCATAAAAGTATGATATGGCGCCCTCGTGCCTAATGGCTAATGCAAATATGTGATACTCTAAAGGTACAGAGTCTTTACTTATTTCGCTTATTGGTTCCATTTTCATTTCTTTTTTGTTTTGCTAATCTATATGCTTTTTTTCTATACTCAGAATTCTTCTTCTTAACCATTTTATAGGCTGTTGTGTTCACAACTTTACTTTTAGGTTTATCTTTTGGAACAAATGGACTATGTCTAATTGCTTCCATAATTCTTTCAAAAACAGATTCTTCTGTTAACTTATCATTATATCTAAAAACAACAAGTGCAATTCCGTTCTGCTTACAAAATTCCATTTTTTTAATGTCCCTTTGAATGGCTTCTTCAAATTCATATTTAGAATCAAAAAATCTTTGAGTATAAAAAAAATGTTGTCTACCATGATATTCGGCGGCAACTTCATAACTAGGACAATAAACATCTAATTTAAGTCTATCTCCAATATGAAATTCATTGATTATTTTTTCACCAGGTAATAGTTTTTGCATTATTGAAGTTAGTGCTGTTTGTCCTCTAGACATCTTTTTCTTAGAATTTTTTAACCAATTTAAACCCAATCTATTTATTTCTTTATTCAGTTTATTTATATTCCATCCAAGTTCTTTGGCTATTTCAGACAAAGACATAGATGTGTCAAACAAAAGATCGGTTAAATGATCTAGCTCTTCGCTATCTTGAGGATAGCTATGCATATATTGCACTTGTTGATTGCTGATTATTATCCTTTGTAAAATTTAAAGCCTTGCCTAAATCAATAATTGACATGTTTAATTCATTCCATATTTTGTGAGACAAAGCAAGCCCCAATGAACTACAGTCTAACAGGCAGTATTCAACTTTATTATTTAATTTTGTTAATTGATCAAATATTTCATCATATTTTTTATACATACTTGCATATGATATGTTGATAATGTTTTCTTTTAATCCAAGTACGCTGGAAATTCTTTTTTGATCATGCAATGAAACAACTACTGAGGGTGTATTTTTGATATAAAAAGAAATAATAGAATCGAATACTGGTTTATTATTTTCAAAATAATATTCAAATGCGTTAGGGTAATGATAGTATGTTTCTTTATTTAATCCAATTGTAGAATACTTTCCATCATGGATTTCTTTCATTAAATCATATGAAACATTTTTCATTACTTTATCGCCAGAAATATTAATAGAACTGATTATTTCTTTAGAAATATTTGATGGAAATGATTTTTCATTTTTTTTATTTAAACCTATAATTGAAGACTTGGATATATTAATGAAAGCAAATTTTTTATTACTGTTCATCAAACTAGTTAATTGAATAAGTGATTTATTTATATTTTTCATATTTACTCCTTAAAGTCCAAAGTTTCCCCAGTTTATTAAGACTGGATTTTTATCTAATATAGAATTAATATGAGATAAATTATGATACTTACCGCCGTCTATCTCAGAATATCTCTTGTATTTTTTTTGTTTATCTTCATCAAAGATGTAACCCAAATGCTGCATTACAAGGCCTGAATTAACCCAAAAATTCCTTCTTTTAATCCACTCGTATACATATGTGGGTTCAGATCCACAAGCTAATGCTCTGTCATTAAATTGACCTTTAGATATAAATCTAAATATTCTTGAACTATTATTTGGGGCCCAAAATTTATCTACTCTATATTTTGTTTCATCCCACATGTGATAAAACCTCACATTTACTACATCATGTTCACTAGAATCTAAAATTGTTTTTATATCAACAGAATTAAGATCATCTAATCTATAAAGCATTTCGTCGCAGTCTATTGCTAATATCCAATCACCTGGATTGGCATGTTTTTCTAGATTAGACCAAGCCTCTGTTCTTAATCTTCCTTCATGAATAGCAAATGTTGGCTCTGCTGTTTGGTATACGTGAGCATAGTCTGATGCTATGCTCATCGTGTTGTCGTTTGAGCAGTCGTCAGTAAAAACAATTTCATCAACCTGACTTGAAATTCTGCTTAATACATTTTTTAAAAATCTATTTTCTTCATTTCTTCCGACTATTTGAGCAATGATTTTTTGTTTAGACATTTTTATCCCTAAAAATAAAGGGGGTGATAGCTATTTAACTACCACCCCCTATTCAATAATAATTAGTTTTGTGTTTGTTCTCTTGCCTCAACAGCTGTAATGCGCTGAACATCAACATCTTTGAACAAAAGCTCTCCACGAGTTCCAGTCAACTTGCGCGAATTGCCAGATGCAATCTTCTGTGCCTCAGCCACAGTAGGTGCCTTAACAATTGAAGTTGTTGTAATTGTGAAGTATTTGAATTTATTTTCAGACACTAGTTTTCCTTTCGGCTATTTGTTTTGTTGGTTTGTATTGCACTTATATATTACATCTTAATGTGTGGTTAACGCAAGTTCTTCTAATGAAATTTTATAATAATTTTTTAAATAATCGATGCTTTTAATTTATTTCTATAAAAAAAGGCTGAGATTATTTTTTGTCCACTAACTATTATTTCACTTCTATGATTTAATTTAGATAAAAATAATACTAAAGAATTTTTTTTGGGCTTGAACGTAATGCTTAAATCTGGAAAAGATAAATTTCCACCCTCGTAATCTTCATTCATATAATAAACACAACTATATTCCATTGGTTCTTTATCATTATGAAAATCATTGTGATTCATTTGATAATCTCCTTTTTTGTAAATATTTATACAACCTAGATAGGGAGTGTCTTGCCAATGACAATAGTGAGAGCCACCCCAAATCCCCTCCACTGCATTTTGTGTTTGTTTTTGTAAAGAAAT